CCGCGGCTCTTACCGGCTCGGCAGCGTGGCGGTACGGGGTGGCATGAGCTGCCCCCGATTTAAAAGAAAAAAAGGAGGACGCCCATGAAGACTAAACTGTATCTGGCCTATGGCTCAAACTTAAATCTGGCCCAAATGGCCAAACGCTGCCCCACCGCCCGGGTCGTCGAAACACTCACCCTTGACGGCTACCAACTGCTGTTTAAAGGCCCCCACGATGGCGCTGTGGCCACTATTGAACCCCAACAAGGCAGCCGGGTGCCAGTGTTGGTCTGGGAAATCACCCCAGAAGATGAAGCCGCCCTGGACCACTACGAAGGTTGGCCGATTCTTTATCGAAAAGAAACCATCACCGTCCGCATTGGCAAACGGCTGACCAAAGCCATGGTTTATCTCATGAACGAGAACCGACCCTTGGGGCTGCCGAGCTGTTACTATTACAGCGTTATTCTGGAAGGCTACAAAGCCGCTGGGTTTGATGTTGGCATCCTACGGCAGGCAGTTAGCGACTCAACCGAAGCTGCAATTAGATAGTAGCATTTAAATAATTTAATGTGTTTTTAAGGCGATATAACTTGCTATACGTGTCACTTAGAGCTAATATGTACACAACAAAAGCAAAGGAGGCAAACGCCATGAAAAAACAAAACATTAACCAAAAAGATTATGAGGGACTTTTAAAAATTGCCAAGGAAGCATTCTACAGCATCGAACAAAGAGGGGACCTTGAAACAAGGCACAACGACCACGAAGATTTCCTAGACATTTCGGTTTGGGGCCTTAAAGAAGTATTGATTCAGGCCTTTGAATACGGAAAGAAACAAGCTTAAAAACTTTTAGAAAGGGCTGAAAACCAGCCTTTTTCTCGTAGCGATTATTAACTTTCATATTTTAAATTTTTATGCAGCTCTGTAAAGGGGTGCTTTTTTGTTGTCTTTTTTTACCGGCAACAAGGAAAGGGGAAAAACATGAATCTTGAAATGGGAACCATGGGTACCGCTGTGGCTCAATTACAAAATGATTTAAATTTCTGCGCTTATGACGCAGGAACGGTTGATGGCGACTTCGGAAGGAAAACCGAGGATGCGGTACTTGCTCTACAAGCATATCACAGTCTAGAACCGGATGGCATTTATGGCGACCAATCCGATGCCGCCTTAATGGGAGAAATCAGATTGATTCAGGAAGCCCTTACAAAGAATGGCTACCACCTCGCAATCGATGGCGCTGTCGGTTCAGAAACCCTGGCAGCCATCACAGATTTTCAAGAAATAAACGGATTGACTGTCGACGGGATTGTTGGGAATGAAACGTTAAAAGCTCTGGGCATCGAAATACCACTGGCGGCAAACCAGACCGAAACGACCACACCCATATCTAAACCAACACCGACCACTCCCCCTAATGGCACGGGCAATGGCCAGCTGGTGTGCATCAACCCCGGGCATGGCGGCTCCGATCCGGGGGCCTGCGGCAACCTGCAGGAAAAGGACATGAACCTGGTGGTGAGCCTGAGACTGGGCCAACTACTACAAGAACGACGATTCAGAGTTGCGTATACACGAACCGATGACCGTTGGATGGCTTTAAGTGACCGTCCGGCCATTGCCAATGCGAACAATGCCGATATTTTTATCAGCATCCATCACAATGGTTCCGCCAGTCCGGAATCCAGCGGTACCCTGGTCATTTGTTATCCCGGTAGTACCAACGGCTTAAGACTGGCACAGCTGGTGCTTAATGGGCTGTGCAATCGCATGGGATTAATGAATCGCGGGATTACTCAGCGCGATGATTCCGACGTCACCTATTCCAATATGCCCGCCATTATAACCGAAGGGCTGTTTGCCACCTCGCCCCATGACTGTCATTTCTTTAGTCATGGCGGTGCCGAGTTGGAAGCCCAGGCCATTCTGGAAGGAATCCTGGCCTATTTTAACAATTAAGAGCATCAGTATTTCAAAGAAAGGAGCTGGCCGCCATGCGCCATTTGGATATTTATCAGCAAACTCCGTTCATACAGAAAACTTCCATCTACGATCAGAATCGCGCTGATTTAGCGGTTTCATTTATCAATTGCCTTAAGCATACCAAAGGCCAATGGCATGGCCAGCCCTTTGAACTGATTGATTGGCAGGAGCAGATCATCCGGGATGTCTTTGGGATTCTAAAACCCAACCAGGCCCGGCAGTTTAACACTGCGTACATTGAGATCGCCAAAAAACAAGGCAAGTCTGAGCTGGCGGCGGCGGTAGCTCTGCTGTTAACTTGCGGCGACTATGAACACGGCGGCGAAATCTACGGCTGCGCTTCGGATCGCCAACAAGCATCGATTGTGTTTGATGTGGCGGTGGATATGGTGGACCAATGCCCAGCCCTTAAATCTCGAATCAAACCAATCTTATCCCAAAAGCGACTGGTCTATAAACCGTTGGGTAGCTTCTATCAGGTATTGTCAGCCGAAGCTTACACTAAGCATGGTCTGAACGTTCACGGCGTTGTCTTTGACGAATTACATGCCCAACCTAATCGAAACCTGTATGACGTCATGCTCCATGGTTCCGGGGATGCCCGAAAGCAACCCCTTTATTTTTTAATAACCACCGCCGGAACCGACCGCCATTCGATTTGCTGGGAAGTCCATCAAAAAGCTGAAGATATCCTGGCTGGACGGAAGATTGATCCCACCTTTTATCCGGTTATCTATGGTGCCGGTGAAAACGAGGACTGGACCGATCCCAAGGTCTGGCAAAAAGCCAATCCATCAATGGGCATCACCGTTGACATCGAAAAGATCCAGGTCGCCTGTGAAAACGCCAAGGAAAACCCGGCTGAAGAAAATCTCTTTCGGCAACTACGGCTCAACCAATGGGTCAAACAGTCCATTCGCTGGATGCCGATGGAAAAGTGGGATAAGTGTTCTTTGTCAATTGATCCGGATGAGCTGCTTGGTCGAGAATGCTATGGCGGCCTGGATCTTTCCAGCTCCATTGATATTACGGCCTTCGTTTTGGTTTTTCCTCCAAAGTACGATGATGAAAAGTATATCATCATGCCTTTTTTCTGGATCCCCGAAGAAAACATCGAACAGCGAGTCCGGCGGGATCACGTGCCTTATGATGTCTGGGAAAAGCAAAACCACATGCAGACCACCGAAGGAAATGTGGTCCATTACGGCTTTATTGAGAGCTTCATTGACGAACTGGGCACCAAGTATAATATCAGAGAAATCGCCTTTGATCGCTGGGGCGCAGTCCAGATGGTACAAAACCTCGAAGGCTTAGGATTTACCGTCGTTCCCTTTGGTCAGGGCTTCAAAGATATGTCACCACCAACCAAAGAGTTGATGAAGCTGACACTGGAGGAGAAAATAGCCCATGGCGGGCATCCGGTGCTGAGGGGGATGATGGACAATATTTTTGTCCGGACTGATCCAGCTGGAAACATCAAACCAGACAAAGAAAAATCTACCGAGCGGATTGATGGGGCTGTGGCTACCATTATGGCGCTCGATCGGGCGATTCGTTGTGGTGGGAATATTGGTGGCAGTGTTTATGATGAACGAGGGATATTGATCCTTTAGTATATCTGCAAATAATGCAAAACACAAATTTGCAAATATGTGTTTACAAATAATAATATGTGTCGTATAATAAATCCAAAAGGAGGATTTACGATATGGCAAAACTTGAACTGATTATCCCTGATAGTTTATATGAACAATTTCAGATTGCACTTACCCTAAACAAAAATAGTTTGGATGAAGTAGGTGAACAGATTATTACTGCATATGTAAGTGACAGCTTTATGCAAGCAGCTAAAAATCTGTCAGCTAATACCACTCCTAAACCCGTCACCCCGGTTATACATTACGACCAAAATTATGCCAAAGCGAATCGAAAGATTCCAGCTTGGGTACATCGTCCGAAGCAAAACAATCATAGAATCATCAAAGCATTTTTGCAGATTGAAAGCGAAAAAGGGGTTGTGCTTCTAGATGAATTGGTCAAGAGGTGTTCTAACAAAGTCGAATACCCGGGAACTTATGTCACTGACTTTAGAGGTAATTTTGCTCAAATGAAAACTGATTCAAGCAACTCACACGGCAAAGTCTTTATTACTAATGGTGATATCGTTGAAATTTGGAGTGAAGTTTATGAAAGCGTTGATCGTTATCGATATGAGTTTTTAAATTCTGTAGAGGAGGATAACATGAGAAAAACTATCACAGATGAGATGGTAATAAGTTCTTATGAAATTGCAAAGAAGGTTTATGAAGGAAAAATTGGCAGAACCGAAGGGAAATTGGAGATTGCGCAAAAAACTGGCATGAATGAGGGATCAGCTGGCGATTTTATTACCAACTTCATGGCAATGATTGATGGTCAAAAATATACAAGGACTCTTAATACTTTTGCCACAAGATTCTATCTTGAGAGTATCAAAAAAGATTACGGTGAAGCTGTTTTCAAAAATGCTATACATGCGGTAACTGAGCATGTTAAATATTATAACGCATTAGGCCATGGAAATCTCAACAGTATTCAAGCAGTTATTGATGACCTAATATAGACTAGACAAATAATAAAAACGCATCTCGCCCGAGGTGCTTTTTTTATACCCATTTTTAAGGAGGTATCCATGAGTCGATTAAGAGACCTATTCCATTCTCGCGACAAACCCAAAAACTATCTGGACAACAACCCCTTCAGTTTTTTCTTCGGTGGGACCACCGCCGGGAAAACAGTCAATGAACGAACGGCGATGCAGACCACCGCTGTTTACTCTTGTGTCAGAATCCTGGCCGAAACCATCGCCAGCCTACCGCTTCATACCTATCAATACACCGACAATGGCAAAGAAAAAGCCGAGGAGCATCCATTATATCAGCTCCTCCACCATGAACCAAACCCTGAGATGACGTCGTTTGTGTTTCGAGAAACACTGATGAGTCATCTTTTATTATGGGGCAACGCCTATGCCCAGATTATCCGGGATGTCCGAGGTCGGGTGTTGGCCCTGTATCCCTTAATGCCGGACAAAATGACGTTGGATCGTGCTTCAAATGGAGCGCTTTTCTACAAATATCAGAGTGATAAGGGCGAGGTGGTGATGCGCAAAGAAACGGTTCTTCACATCCCGGGCCTTGGTTTTGACGGTTTGATTGGCTATTCCCCGATAGCTATGGCCAAAAACGCTATCGGGATGGCCATTGCCACAGAAGAGTATGGCTCCAAGTTCTTTTCCAACGGCGCAAATCCCGGTGGCGTTTTGGAACACCCCGGTGTCGTCAAAGATCCCAAACGGGTCCGAGAAAGCTGGAACGCTGTCTATCAGGGCAGCAGCAACGCTCACCGGATTGCTGTTTTAGAAGAAGGGATGCGTTTTACTTCGATTGGCATTCCCCCAGAACAAGCCCAGTTTCTGGAAACTCGGAAATTTCAGATCAACGAAATCGCCCGAATTTTTAGGATCCCACCCCACATGATTGGGGATTTGGAGAAGTCCAGTTTTTCGAACATTGAACAACAGTCATTGGAGTTTGTCAAATATACCCTGGATCCCTGGGTGATTCGCTGGGAACAATCGATGCATAAAGCCCTGCTCAGTGACAGTGAAAAAAGCCAATACTTTATCCGCTTCTCAGTGGATGGTCTTCTTAGGGGTGACTATGCTTCCCGTATGACTGGCTATGCCACCGGCCGACAAAACGGCTGGCTGTCCACCAATGATATCCGGGAGCTGGAGAACCTCAATCGTATCCCTGAAGGATCGGGCGGCGATCTGTACCTGATTAACGGTGCCATGACAAAACTGGAGGATGCTGGTGCCTTTGCAAACAAAAGTATAAATGAAAGTGAGGAAACGTATGAAGAAATTTTGGAATTGGATTAAAAACGAAGATGGTTCACGGACCCTTTACCTCAACGGGGCTATTGCCGAAGAAAGCTGGTTCGGTGATGAAATAACCCCCAAGCAGTTTAAATCAGAACTGGTCTCCGGTGAAGGCGACATTGATATCTGGATTAACAGCCCCGGTGGCGATTGTATTGCCGCCAGCCAGATTTACAACATGCTGATGGACTACAAGGGTAATGTCACAGTAAAGATTGATGGGATAGCGGCCAGTGCGGCTTCCGTCATTGCCATGGCGGGAACAACGGTTAAGGTCTCGCCAACCAGTTTGATGATGATTCATAACCCCTTAACTGTGGCGATTGGTGACAGTACAGAAATGAAAAAAGCCATTCAGATGCTGGATGAAGTGAAAGAAAGTATTATTAATGCCTATGAACTTAAAACCGGCCAACCCCGGGCCAAACTGTCAAAGTTGATGGACGGTGAGACCTGGCTTAATGCCAATAAAGCGCTGGAGCTCGGCTTTGCCGATGAAATGCTCTTCGATGAACGGGAGGTATGTGATGACGTGATGAATTATAGCTTTTCCCGGCAGGCAGTGACCAACTCCCTACTGGATAAGCTGATACCCCAATCACCCATAGAAATAGGAATACCGGTCGACGTGTTTGAGACACGATTAAATTTGATTAAATAAGTGGAGGAAACTGATATGAAAAGAATTTTAGAATTACGTGAAAAACGAGCCAAAATTTGGGAGGATGCCAAGGCCTTTCTGGATCAGAAACGCGGCCAGGATGGAATCTTAGCCGCTGTGGATATTGAAGTCTATGAAAAAATGGAAGCCGATGTAGTAAATCTGGGAAAAGAGATTGATCGTTTGGAGCGTCAACAGACCCTGGACCTGGAGTTTTCAAAACCGATCAATACTCCGATTACCGGGAAACCCGACGGAATGACTGAGCCCAGAACCGGTCGTGGCAGCGATGAGTACGCGGCATCCTTCTGGAATGCCATGCGCAATAAGAGCCTGAGCTTTGAGATTACCAATGCCCTGCAAATCGGCAGCGACAGTGAAGGGGGTTATCTGGTCCCCGAAGAGTTTGAACGGACTCTGGTGGAAGGTTTGGAAGAAGAAAATATCTTTCGAACCCTGGCAAAAGTCATCACGACTTCCAGTGGGGACCGAAAAATCCCAGTTGTAGCCACTAAAGGATCCGCATCATGGATAGAAGAAGAAGGAGCAGCTCTTGAGAGCGATGATTCTTTTGGACAGGTTTCCATCAGTGCTTACAAACTGGGAACTCTGCTTAAAGTATCTGAAGAACTATTAAATGATTCCATCTTTAACCTGGAAGCCTATATTGCCAAGGAATTTGCCCGTCGAATCGGAGCTAAAGAGGAAGAAGCGTTCTTCATCGGTGATGGTGTCGGTAAACCCACCGGGATCTTCAATGCTACTGGCGGCGCCCAGGATGGCATCACCGCAGCCAGTGCTACCGCAATTACGGTGGATGAGATTATGGATCTGTTTTACGCCCTTAAATCCCCCTACCGCAAAAGTGCCACCTTTATTCTTAACGATGCCACGGTTAAAGTTATTCGCAAACTCAAAGATGGCAATGGGAACTACATCTGGCAACCATCCATTACCGCTGGAACACCCGATACAATTCTCAATAGTCCGGTTAAAACATCTTCCTATGTTCCAACGATTGCGGCCGGGGCAAAAACTGTTGCTTTTGGAGATTTTAGTTATTACTGGATAGCTGATCGTCAGGGTCGATCCTTCAAACGCTTAAACGAACTCTATGCCACTACTGGCCAGGTAGGTTTTATGGCCACCCAGCGGGTCGATGGCAAGCTGATCTTACCAGAAGCCATTAAGACCCTGAAACAAAAGGCATAGGTGGATCATGAGTTATACCACGAAGAACTATACAACCGACGGCGGCGATAAAACCGTGATTGGCGGCACCCTCGACATTAAAGAGGGTGCTATTTTATTGGGCTTACCCCAAGCGGACTATCAAGCCGATAGCACTGCTACCACGATTGCAGGACTGGTAACAGACTTTAATACCCTGCTTGCCGGTCTTAAAGCAGCCGGTTTAATGAAAACCGAATAGCAAATATTCAAATAACGGATAAAAAATCAAAAACAATACTAATGAAATGAGGTGGCAGTGATGCAGACACTCCTGGAAAAAGTCAAAGCCAATCTGATTCTAAACCATAACGAGGATGATGAGCTCCTACAAAATCTAATCTTTACTGCCACCGCATATGCTGAAAGCTATCAAAAAAAGGAAGATGGTTTTTACTCAAAGCATGACATGCACCCCACCACTGAACAGGCAGTGATTATGCTGTCCTCTCATTTCTATGAAAGCCGGGATGGCAGCACCGGGGGCTTTTTTGCTGATAA